GACAGGGAATCGAAATCGCTGTTGCTTCCAGCGTGACGCTGCCATGCCTCCAGGACCACCGTGCTGGCCTCTTCTTTGCGCCATAAGTCGAGGAATCGGGTATTTATAGCGCTCTGTTCTAGAGACCTGCACTGGAGGCGCTTAAAGCTATAGTCGCTGGTACGCTTCTCGTTGACATCCACTACAGTTGAGTACCAGGTCTCGACGTCATCGCCGACGGCCTGCAAAACGACGACCTCAGCACCGACCACAGAAGCGTCATACGCTGCCGCCTGGCCTTCGATTTCCAGCTGCTCAACCACGAAATCGATCGATGTCACCCGCTGGCTGGACGACATCTTTATAGATAAGTCATGAACCCGCACCAGCCGATTGTCGACTACAACTTGCTGAGAGAATTCACTGAGGACTGGCATTAAAACGCCCCGGTCATGTCGAGCCCTGATCTGCGCATGCGATCCAACATATCTTTGTCGTCACGAATCACGGCGTGGCGCATATCGACCACTGTTTGGCCTCCGCCAGACCCGGCTGCCCGGCCTCCGCCAGCGCCGTTCATGTTGACCTCTGGGTTAACCTGGGAGGGCAGCCCAGCTAGTTCACTGTTGACTCCCTTGACCAGGTTCTGTGTGTCTCGTACAGCGCCATCGGTCATGTTGTTGAATTCGTCCAGGACGCCATTTACCATGTCCGGCACAATGCTGTTGCCTACCACTGCGTTATACATGGACTTGATGCTGTCAACGACGTTTTGCGCCATGTTCTTCACATAGTTAACGACGTTCATGAACATGTTTTTAACAGCTTGAACCGCCATGTTGGCCATATTTGAAAACCAATCCAGCACCGCGGTGACCATGCCCTTAACGGCGGTCACTACCATGGCGGGCATTTCCTGGAACCACCCGATGATCTGTAGTATTTTTTCTTGCAAGAACTGGGACCCGTCCGCCCACAGCTGTTTGATGGATTCCCAAAGTGAGGCCATCAGTTCTTTGGTCTTGCGCCAGGCTTCGTCCCAGCCGCCCAGGTGCTCGATGATAGCTTGCACTGCCGTAACTAGAAGGTAAATACCGGCAGCAACCGCCGCCACTATCAGGATAACCGGGGCAGCCGCCACTAAGATAGGGCCCAGGGCCGGGGCGAAGGCCAGTACAACCAATTTGACGGCGACGAAAGCTTTGGTCAGGCCCCCGATGATCGCGATGACCTTGCCCACAACGACCAAAACCGGGCCCAGCGCGGCGGTTATGCCGATCGCAGTGGTTATGAAGGTTTGAACAGGCTCGGGCAGAGCGGTGAACATTTCCACCAACGTGGTAATTACATCCGCAACCGCCTTGGCTGCAGGCACTACCACGTCGATCAAAACAGGCACCAAGGCCGTCAATATCGGGATCAGGGCAGCGCCAATTTGCACAGCGACGATATCTATGACCTGGCCGAATTTCGCCATGTCGCCCCTGGCTTCGCGGGTAGACGCCAGCATTTCTTCAGACAGGATCAGGCCAGCGTTTTCCGCTTCATCGCCAAGCATCTTCATTCCCTTGCCGTTGTTTCTCAACAAGGGCCATAGGGCGGCACTGTCACCAGCCAGGGCTTCCATGTAGAAGGTCATATCAGCCTGCGATACGTTGGCCTTTTCTAGGCTGCTAACATATAGCTGCAGGGCATCGGGTCCGGATAAGTTTTTGAATTGTGCTGCCGTTACACCAACCTTCGGAGCGATGTTTTCGAAGAAGTCGGCCATAGGGCCGCCACCCGTAGCCATGAAGTCGCCGACGCCATCGTTCACGTCTTTAAGGATGTCTGCGTACTTGTCGGACTCGATGCCAACACTCTTCACCGCGAAGGCTTGGCGTTGGAATTGGGTGCTGCTGGTGTTGGAGATCTGGACCATGCGGTCCAGATCTTTGGTGTAGGAAGCCGCTTTGTTGGCAAGAAGGCCGACAGCCGTGCCGACAGCCGCCATGGGCCCGGTGACCCACTTGGTCATCTTCCCGCCCGTTGCGGAAACCTTGGTCCCGAGGCGTTGCATACTGTCACCAAGGCGGATCATCCCTTGGTCAGTTGAAGTCGCGTTTTGGGTGACGTCCGTTAACGCTCTGTTAACGGCTTCCTGGCCCTCCAGGGCGATCTTGCCGACAATCTTAAATAGTTCTAGCACGATCACGCTCCATTATCCGGCGAGCATAGGCAAGATTGGCCTCCTTGCTGCTTCGCGGCTTGGTGGTTTTCTCGCCAAGTCCCAGGTGTTGTAGGAAGTCGTTAAATGTTTTGCTGCCTCCATATCCTGCCATCCATGCCCCAAATGCTTCCACTATAAGGTTCTCGCGGGCCTCCTTGCTGTGCCCTTCTAACGCCGCTTGCGATGCCCGAAAGTAGTCTCGGGGCCGCATGTTGTGCAGGTATTCCAGCGTCCACCCATATCGGGCGAGCAGCTGGTCAACTACCAGCCACGGCCCTAGCCTAGCATCCCGCGAGCTTGCTCTAAAAAATCCGCCAACTCCGGGTCAGCCTTAATCTGGCTGATGATGCTGGTAATGGTGGACAAGGGCTCCTCACGAAGTTGTGCGGCTGTCATGCCCGCTGAACTTGCAAGGAATGCGAAAGCACTAACACGGCTGTGCTTCAGCAGGGCCTTGATCACCTCGCCGCCAACCTCTGCAGCGATGTTGCCGCCTTCCTTGTTAGCAGTTTGTGCTTTCGCCATCAAGGCCGGATCGATATGCTCGATCGCATCGGCCAATACAGCAGAAAAATCGAGCGCCACACCAGCGGTAAGGCGCACTAACACGACTTTTGGCTTCTTATCTTCGGTCATACATTACGCCTGAACTGGAACTCGAATTTCCCAAGGACTGACATCTACATCAGCCGGGTCGAAGTGTGCGGCAAACGTAACGGACAGGCTTGCCTCGTCATCGTCTGTGGTCTCGATTTCGAAATTGCCTTCGGACAATGCGTTTTTGATGATGAAGATCACGTCATCGCCCGTATCGCGACGGCGACCCACTAGTGCGACGTTGGTAAGGTAAGTGGATTCTGCCGGAAAGGCAATTTCCCGCGTGATGGTGTCAATCTCGTCCGGGTCCGTACCAGCCCGGGTAATCGCCGAACCGATGAGCGCCAGCGAAAAGTTCTCGGCGGTCATCTCCATGATGCCAACCGTGATGCGGGCATGCTCATTGATGATGCGGCGAGCGCCCTTCAAAGATCCGCGAACTCCATCAATCGGAATCACCCGGACGTCTTGCTCGATTATGAAGGTAGCGCCTTCCCGAGTAGCACCCAGGATGCGCTCGCCTGCTTCTTCGTAGTCCGCGATCACGGTGCCAGCGTCGATCATCATGCGCTTGACGGTGTTGGTAGAAACTCCTGTTGACATGGTTCGTACTCCTGCCTGATTTTGTGTAGTATGCTGGCGTCACACGGCCTAGACCCACATTGTACCACAAGGCCAATTTGGGCGCTATCCGGCTATACCGTGATCAGTCCCTTGATTTGGCCGTACTTCCTGGTCCCAATACCCGCCACATCGAGAATATCTTCAATGGCGGCAAATGCCCCGTTATCCGTACGGTAGTCTATGGCGCTTTGCGCATTGCCAGCGGTGATGCCTGGCAATGCGGTCAAATCGGCAGACGACCCGGTGTTGATGTTGACCAGCACCAAGCCCGGACTTGAATCTCTGGCCACTCGGGCCGCTATAGCTGCAGATCGCAACATCCGGGTTCCGACAGTGACACCCCAGCGTACGACATTTGGCTCGGGTTCCGGGATGATGCCTGATGACACGACCTTCAGCCGGGCGTGGCCCCTGGTAGTGCCCAAATCTCGATAGTCTAACATGTCCACCAGGCGCTGACCGACGGCCTGGACTCTGGCCAGGCTGGAGCCCGAGTCCCAACAGTTGAAGCTTAATGAGCCGCCCGCGATAGCGCCAGACACCTGGGCCACCATGGTTTCGTCGTACATGACCGTGACATAAGGCTGCTTGGATTCCAAGGACCATTGGGTATATACGGCAGCCTGCCCGGTAATCGGATCTTCTGGCAGCAGGCCCTGGATAACGGGATCGGATCTTAACAAGGCGACGATTTCAGCCAACATTAGTTCATGCTCCTGCCCAGTTCACGGCGAATGTCCACCAGGGCTTGTTTTATGGCTTTGACAAAATACGGCCTAGGCTCCATGAACTTGGTGCCCTGCTCCAGGTGGACAGCATAAAGCTTATCGCTACCAACGTAGTAAAGTTTGGCGTTTCCGGGAGCGGGTGCTGTGGTCACGCTGGCCCTCAGATCGCCAGAGAGAACGGCGGGGCTCTCGCCTGGAGCCGATGCAGTGTGGAGCTTGCCTGTTTCGCTGACCTTGTACTGCGCCCCGGAGCGCTGCCCAGTTAGTTGGCGCTTGATTGCGGCTTCAGCTTTGAAGGCTGCCCGTTGTGCGTTGATCTGGGTATGGCCCTCGATGTCTGCGATTACCTCATCAAGGTTGAAGGTCGAGCGGACTTGTGCCATCAGCAATCCCCAGAGCAGCCGAAAGATACAAACTTTGGGGCGGTTTGATCACCTCCCCTATGACCTCCAGGTGGAATTGGGCCCTGGACGCGATAACCAGCGTGTCGCCGGTTTCCAGATCCGCCGTTTTCAATGCCGTGATGGTGTAGTTGCCGTCTGGTCTCTCATTGTCGGCTACGACTTCCTCACCTGCTGAGAACGTGATGCTGCAAGGTATTTCTTCAACCAATGTCGGCTGCTCAATAAAACCGCCGCTGCCGTCGTCTTGTTTTGTCAGGCGGTAAACCTGGGCAGTGTCAAACAGATTTTCACCACTGTAGTCAGACAGAGTAGCCTCGTACAGAATACGGCTGCCCCTCCGCGACATCCGAGGATCTATTTCTTTGATCTCTCTAGCCGTGATGGGTATATCTGTGTGCGTTCCGTCCGCCACTACACCGCCGACACGGAAGACGTCTTCCTTGAGGTATGCTTTCGAGCGGCCCGCTTTCGGTATGCCCCCGTCGGGTTCTTTGCCCTTCAGAGCTACCCGGCCTAGATAAGCTTCAGCAACCGGGTTTGACTCCGGGGGCCAATAGGTAATGGGGTGATATAGCGTACTCATAGAACTCTGAACCTGGCTTTGCGCTTATCGTTATCCCGCAATTTGCCACTAGTGTCCAGGGATAGTGCAGTCTGGCCATAAGACGTGGAAATGAGCCCACTAGCCAAAGCGCTTGCCTTGCCTTCAAACGACCATGACCCGGTGCCCACGGATTCTTGTGTCTCCCTGGGGTCGGCCACGGCCACGAAATGAGCAGCCAGCCAAGTCAACACCACACTGCCCTGGTCATCAGGAAGCGCCACCCCAACGCGGGCGTTGTACAGAAAGGTGGCCGCGACGATAAACGGTTCAACTGTTAGTTCCGTATCAATCAGGGCCTTTACTTCTGCAGATGTGGTGTTGACTGCCATGCTAAACCTCTATAGCTCGTTGGTGGTTTCGTCGCTCGGCTCTTGATCAACCACTGCTGCTTTGGCCCTGGCTTTGGCCGATCGGCTTGGTCGCTTCTGGCCTGGCCGCTTTTCGCTAGGGTTAACGGTCATCTCCATTTCGGACTGCTCGGGAGCTAGGGTCAGGCACTTCATGCCATGCTTCTTGGCTTGCTCAAGGGTCAACTCGATGTGGTCGCCACGAACAAACACCTGTTTGTCAGGGCCTTCACCGCGAATCAGCTTGCCTTCGGTGATCTTAAAATTTGGCATATCTTGTACCTTTTGATAAAAAGAAGGGCCCCGAAAGGCCCTTCTCATTCAGGTTGGGAACCTCCGGCCCCTATTAGTCAGGCCGCAGATGAACGACACCACTCCGGCCATCAAAATCGGACTTCAGACGAGCGGCCCAGCAGGCCATCACCTTGAAGTTCTCGACCATGCCGCCCATGGAGTTCCATTGGACAACGGTGATGGGCTGTGCGACCGCCAGGTCTACGGTATCTCGGGTCATCTGAACCAAGACCACGTTGTTGGCGGCCAAACGGTCAGCAACAGAAACCCGATCGATGCCGCCCAGCTTCTCCAAGCGCTCCCGGACAGTGACGCCAGAGTAGTTCGCGTTGAAGTCTTCGTCCAACTTGTACTCATAACCGCGTGGGACATACAGGACAAATGGCCCGTAATGCTTGTCGTCGCGAGCGCCTTGCAGCATAGTCTGGACGTCGTCCAGGATAGTGGCGTTTTGCGATTGCGTCAAAGTATCCCAGTTAGCGCCAAGGGTGATCTGCGTACGGCCTGGCAGGGTAGTGTACCCGTACAGGGCCTTGCCTTCAACTACGATCGGAGAACCACCGAAAAGCATATCTTCGGACTTCTCTGTAACGCGCCGTGAAGCAATGCTGGCTGCCGTTACGTCGATAGACTCGCCGACCATGCGTGACGCTTCCAGGCGACGAATATTCACAGAAAAGTCTTTGTGAAAGATCGGCACTGGCACATCGCGCAGATTGAAAGCGGGTGTGTCCTCTTCGCCTTCAGTGATGCCGGACATGGAAACATCCGCCCCGGTCATGTCGGACTCTTCTTCCCACTGGGACAAGGTGATGCCCAACGATCCGAGGTTGTGGGTCAGGCCAGCAGCCTGGAGATCGCGGATGCCAACCAAACGATCGACTGCAACCTTTACAACTTCGGTATCGATGTCTTTCCACTCGTCATAGCGGAGCAGGGCCCCGTCATTCGCGACAAGGGGCTTGCCGTCGTTGCCGACAATCCGCGATTCACCCGCTTCGTTAAGAAAGGGGCGGTGACTGTTGACGTTCAACCGGCCAGTCTGGCCAAGCACTTTGCTTGCGCCACCGACCTGGGCTACTTTAGGTTGTGGCATTAGATGACCTCCAGTTTCATGCGAGCGATAGCACCGCCCGCTGAGTTATCGATAGTTTCCAGCGCCTTAACCAAGGCAATGCCGGGAAGTGTGGTGCCAGGAACGCCAGCCACCAGAGCTTCAAAGGCACCAGCGCCGTCCGACTGGAGGTAGTCACCAGCAGTGACTACCTCGCCGTCAGCAATATAGCCGTAGACCACATCGCCTGGGGATGAGACACCATACAGGACGGTATCGTTATCGGCATATGCGACATCGATGCCGTGGCCGATGACCTCGTTGGGGCGGGCGAAAGCAGGAGCACCTACGCCACCAGCCGTTGCGTGAACGACGACCTCGCCACCGGCTGGGATACCTTCAACCAGCATGCCTGGCAGAATACCGGCAGCACCGGCCAGACCTTCGCGGGCCTTCGGGCGACCGATAAGGAAGATGGACTTTGGAGTGTTGTTGCTAGACATTATGCACCTGCCTTAGTGTTCATAGACGCGAAAACGTCTGGGGCCTGCATGGACTTGGTTGATTCGGCCTCGTTCTCTGACTCATGGGCCGCCAAGGGTTGATTAGCCGCACGGACACCGTAGTTTGCGGCGGGGCGCAAACCATCGGCTACAGTCTGCAGCATTGCGACCGACATGGCCTCAAGCTGCTCGGCCTTCATCTCACTGTTGCCAGTGATGCGAGCGACGAGCGCTTTACGATGCTCCTCGAATTGGTTACGCGCAAATTCCAGGGCTGCCTGATCAGCTTCATTCAGGGTAACCCCAGCCCCCTTGGTTTCCGGTACTACAACCGGAACTGTATTCTGTTCAGGCATGGTTTGCCCCTCTTGCTGGTTTAAATCCCCCGATTCGAGGGTTGTGGTTGCCACTGTCGAAGTCGTAGTGGCGACGGGTTCAGTACCCGCTTCCTCGTTGGTTTCCATGAAACCTTGTACGTACTGATTGCGCAGCATTTTGGTCGTTTCAGTTGACAAGTCCATCAAACCGTACATATCCTCCGGTACGAATGGTGAATCGTCTGAACTGACCAGGTCCGCAACCATCTGTCGAAAATCGTCGCTACTGCCCCGGCGGTTAGCCTCGATAGTGAGCTTTTTGGAGAATTCGCTCTCCTCGGAAGTGTCGGCTTCGACTTTGCCAGCACCAACGCCTAGAGCGCTATTGATCGTGGCCAGTGCAGCAGCGAGTACAGTTTTCTTGGGCATGGGTTTTCCCCTGTTTTGGTTGGCCCGCACACCACAACCGTCCGCAATTGAACAGGCCCCGGCAATGTCGAACAGAATAGCAAGGTGGTCGGGCTTGATGTTGCCGTGAAGGATAACCCCATCACCCTGGGTGTGCTGGGCGAAATACCCAGTGCTTACGTCAATCTTCAGTCCACCGGATTCCAAGGCTTCGATAGAACCTTCCCTCAGAACTTCGGCTTGCGCGATGTTGACCCAGGCTTCAGCCTTAAGCTTGCCGCCTGTGAACACTGTGCCGAAAATGTAGCCGACCGAGTAGGCGTCCAGGGTTTCAGGAGTATTTGCAGTAAGAAAATCGCCGTTGGCGTCTGCAGGGTGACCGAATGTGACGGGTACACCGTTCCAGGACGGAGCGAAGAATTCTTCGGTTGGGATTACCGCTCCCTTCATCTCGACGCCATCGATTGCCATGATGACAGGGACAGCGAGCCATTCCTCGTTGCGCCAGGTTTGCCGCGTGGGTGCGGCGATCTGGTTCAGCGTGATGAAAGATTGGCTCGGTGTGTCACAAGTACAAGGCATGGCGCGTTCCAAGATTACGGCTTTACGGGGCCATTATAACCTAGGGTGGAACTCGTTGCAATGCTTGGCCTAGAATTCCACTATCGGCAGGGCTACACACCTGCAATTCGGATGTACCGGGATCATGTCCTCTATCTCGGCCAAAGTGAAGATTTTGCCCTCCAGACCCTGGCATTCAGTGCATACCCTGGCGTCACCAGCTGTGGCGAACTCCGCTTGGACTTCTATGCCTTGAATCCCCGCTTCGCGATAGGTGGCAATATTGGCAGCGTGGTGACTCCGGATCACCTCAGTACGGGCCAGGGTACGGGCCCTGGTAAGGCCGATCTTCTCGACCCGGCCCTCAATGCGCCTGGCGATTGCCTCAGTGCCTTCCCCGCCTTCCAGACCCAGGGCGATTTCGCGCCGGATTCCAGCCTCCATCGCCTCGGTGATGTCCTCAAGATTTGTATA